AGGGTGCATTATCCGCATTTTGCCGACTGGCTCGTGTGGTCTACAGATACACGGGTAATAACACCCGCTGGCATTATTACTCACTATCAAGTTATATGACTTCTGCTGAATTTTCGACTATGTGCCGTGATATTTTTGGCAGCTATGGATGGAAAGCAAAGGCGGCTAGAAAGTTAGGGATTTCACGGTCAACAGTTCATTTTTATGCGAAAGGGGTTTGCTATAACGGCAATCTTGCAACGATTAAGCAGGAAACTGTTATTAAGCTAAGTCAATTACACAAAGAATTTTTAGAGGAGTTGTTGGTCAAAGAATGAAAAACAGAGACAAAAAAGGCAGGTTTATTTCAAACGGCGAGTCTAACCCGTTTAATACAAAATGGATTAGGCGTGATGCTGTTGTTGCAAGTGAGTCTGCAAAGGTTGATAGCGACACAGAAAAGGAAATTTATCTAACTGCGTTTGAAACGGCGCGGCGTTTGCCAAAAACTTATAGTGCAAATGCTTGTTATGAGGCTTATTTAAAACACGGGAAAAAATAAAAGGAAAATAAAGTGGAAACAAAGCAAAGAATTGAAATTGCAAAAAATGACGTGTCGAATATTACAAATAATGGCGGAAATGTCTGTATTGAATTATCCTGCGGCTCTTTAATTTATTTAGACAAGGAGGTTGCTAGAAAGGTAGCTAATTCAATGCAAAATACAGGAGATATTGCAGATTTAAAAGAGGCATCTTTTGTTTGCGTTAAGGACGCAAAGACAGGGGTTGCACTTGAAAATATGGTGACTGTTGATTATAGGAGAAGCCCGATTAATGTTAATGAGTTAAAAGAAAAGTACGGAAAAGATATTTTAATTACCTCCCTACCTCATTAATCACCGCCTCTTAGTCAGTGGAATCAAAAGACAAGTACAATGCGGGTGTGGTTTCTTGCGCGGCACAAGCTCTTTAGACCACACTCCAATACCTAGCCCCATGTCAACATTAGCATACTGATTGCACAAGCATTTTTTATCGACATGACCCGGCGATAAACGCCACCAATAGCCAATAATTAACCCATCATCAAGGGTCGTATTGATAACGGCATTATGCCCCGCATTAGCCATTTCAGTTCGGGCAATGCGTTTAGTGTTATACAATTGCTTATCATAAACCCACCATTTCAGCGCATTATCAACAGCCGCTTGGTTGCCATTTTTTACCGATTCTTTGATTTTATTTAAGTATTGCTGGCTGTAATTTTTAGTGCCAGTAACCGCTAATTTATCAATATATTTCTGTGTTTGTTTTACGATTAAATCAAAATCTGCTTTGGATTTAGGGTTAGTAATTAAAAACTTTGCCGAATCTTTTAATTCCCTTGTCCATTTATTGCTATTATTTGATATTACTTCAAACTGATTACCCGCGTTACTTTCAATTGCAAATTGAATATCATAGAGTAACTTTGAGTTAGACTTCCCCATTGCAATTGAATTGCGAATAGTTGTTTCTATTTCTTTTGCCGTTATTTTTTCGTATTGCCATAGCCTGTCCGAAAGAATCGAGCCGTCATCCCAACGCTCTGCAAACGCTTCTTTCATTGCGTTAAGAACAAAAGTAGATTGCATCGGCTCATTAACCGATACCGACACCGCAGTTGATATGCCTACCTCTAAAAACTGTGTGATACCAGCATAAAAAGAAGATAATGCAGTCTTAGCGGCACTATCAAAAGTGTAGCCATTACCCTGCATTCTAGCCATAAAATCATCAAAAAAAGCAGCGGTGCGTTTTTCAAGCCGTTTGTCTGATAGCTTTATTTCTTCCCACAACTGCCTTTGCATTTCTTGATAATCAGCCATTATTCACATCTTCAATTACATGGGATGTTTTATTGTCATTGATATTGGCATTGATATTGGCATTTAGGTCTACCGATTCATCGTAAGAAGCCGCTTTGTCAATTTCATTGTCAATGTCGCTAGCCTTTTCAGCGGTAATGTCATCAAGAACAATTTTGGCAATGCGTTTTTTTAATTCCTTTTCAAAAGTTTCTGAGCCAACGTTAAGAGCTAAAGCCTCTGCTGCTGTTTGAATTTCTGTAGGAATTGAGCGGATATTAAAATCACTGGGATATGAAACCACAATTTCAGATTTTTCCCCCATCCACAAGCCAACCAGTTCAAATATCTGCTTTTCAACCACTTCGGTTGTTTTTGCAATTGAAGATAGCCGTGCGTTTAGTTGATTAAAAAGCAACTGCAAAGCCTCACCGCTCAACTGTGTAGAACCTAAAAACTCAAGGCAAGCTGCTCTAAAAATAGCTTCTTTGACTGTGTTAATGCGGCTCAGGTATAAATTGACGTTAATACCATCGGGTGAAATAAAGCCCGGCGGTTGATTATTCCCGATAACCGCAATGCCATTTTCAGTACCAAGCGTTAATGCGCCAGCCGCTTTTGCTTCGTTGTAAGCGTGAATGTCTGTAAAAAACATATACAAAATAGAGAACGCTTGCGATGTTAGCAGCTCATCCATCTCGGATTCAAGGTTAAACATCTTAAGTGATTGTGCCGCAACATTTATTAAGAAGCGGTGAGAAGTTAGCTTTACAACCGGAACACGACCAAAATTATACTCACCACTAACAACGCCATTTTCGTAAATGTCGCGGTCAATCTGCCATCCTGTTGTTGTGTAAGTTCTTTTTAACGGCTTTTCATCGGGCGCAACCTCCGAAAACGTGATTGAGGTAAGGTTGCCCATTGCGTCAAATTGCTCGTCCGTGACGTGGCTTTTTTTTCTAAATCCAATATATGGTAGTTTATCAGACGCGGCGTTATCTGATTTCTGAGACGGTCTATCCACAATAATATAGACTTCTCCCAGTATAAAGCTCATTAACTGTATGCTTTTTATAACATTGTTTAAATCAGTACCAGCACCGTCTGAGTTTTCAATGAACTTTTGCTCAATATCATTTGCGGCGGCGCGGCGGGGTGGTGATTTAAACAAATACCCCTGATAAATACCCGCGATTGTTTCTGCAAAATTGGTATATGTGCAGGTTTCTTTGCGGCGCGTGTATTTTTCCTCTGATTCATTGACGTGCTTTTTTAAATAACTTGCATCGCCACCCATTGTCTTATTTGCAAATCCACCCGTGCCGAAATAAGCATCAAGCAAAAACTGTTCATTGTCTATTGTCATAAACCTTTAATCCTCATTGGAGTGTAAATATTTGCTTCCTGATTTAAAAAATCAGCAGGTAGGTTAGCCATTATAAAAGCGTCCGCTATGTTTGGGGATGGAATGCCGCGCTTTTTTAAATCATCTTTACTTTCTACTTTTACACGACCTGCGGAATCAAAAGATTTGCGAGGCGTACTAAGTTCTTCTGTTAAGTTTTCAAGATATTCGCAATCACTGCTAATAAAAAGCATTTCACTGTCATTAAAGACAGCGGCGTTATGAACCGCGTTATAGGTGTTTTTTAAACGTTCAGCGACTAGCCACCATGCCTGCGCTTTTATATTTGAGTAGAAGTCTTTGTTTTTTATTTGCTGTGCAGTCGGGAGCTTTGCATTATCTAAGTCAATCGCCTTATCAGGATTAATAACCGCGCCGCCTGCAAAAAATTTTTTATGCCTAGCATACCCTAGCTCATTAAATTTAGCCCCGCATGAGCTACCAACACCAATGGCATCATAAACAATCATTCTGTTTTCAAGCCTAGCCGATAAGTGTACACGGGAACATGATTTTAATATCTCATCTTCTTTTGCTTTCCATAAGTCAATGCCAGTGGTTAAAACGCCTATAGAATCCACAGTAGCGCAATAATCTTCACCATCATCCGCAACATCAAAACCTTTTCTTTTCGAGCCTGTCACTTCAATTTTTAATTTTTTATGCGCATCAATGGCTGCCAAAATCCACGAACGCTTAATAATTGAATCCGTATCATTATCATTAGGCTCACCTAGATAAACATGGGTAAATTTATCGGGGTCACTTGACTTTGTTGCATTAATAATTTCCAGCATTGTTTTTGATAAAAACGGGTTTTCATCATAATTAATTTTTCTAACAATCGTATTAGGAGGAGGACTTAAAACAAACCGCTTATAAACAAAATCAGTAGCTAAACGCGGGTTAAAGATAAACCAGCACTGAGAATCTTCTTTTCTTATTGTCGGCTCTAAAATTTCCCATTGCTCTTTACTCAATAAATGACTTTCTTCGCTCCATAAAATATCAATTGATTCGATTGATTTTATTTCTGATATATTCCTTGCCAAACCATAAAACAAAAACTCTGAGCCTGTAGTTGCGCAAATAATCTTATTATTCAATATTCTAAATTCATTTTCAAGCCTAAACCTTTCAATCTGAATTTTTAAAAGTGAATAAACCGACTCGCTTATTTTATTTTGAAACTGCCTGACACATAAAACTCTTATCTTTGTGTACTGAGCAAGAAATATAGCTATCCCTGCTGCATCCCATGATTTTGAGCTTGCCCGTCCGCCGTACAATACCCTGTTTCTTGCTGGTGTTACCCAAAACTCTTTTAACGCAGGGTTAAGGCTTGGCTTATCGTTCATTTTCACCATAAAATTCAGATAACCCCTTGATTTTTACCTCAGCAGTATTGTTTATACTTATGCCACCACCCGCAACCTCAATACCAGCCCCCTTAGCAGCCGCATTAATCGTTTCCTGAATTATTTTGTGCTCCAGTATGGTTGCGGTTGGGATTTTACTTTTTAAAGACTGCATATTATGCAAGGTAAGGTTTTTCAAAAACAAGCGCACATCCCCCGCAGGAATATCTTTTTTTTCCGCGGGTAATAAATCGGTCTGCGATGCGTGAATCTGTTTTTTTCTTGGCATTGTAAGTGCATTATAAACTATAAGTTTGCAATACGCATAAAAAAACCGCCTGTTGGGGCGGTTTAGTGGGATTAATAGCAATTAATTCTTAAACTCTATTGTTCCATTGTGCCACAGCTTCTTTTTTGGCTCGTTCAACAAATTCAGTTTTGTAACGTCTGCCATCCCAGTTGTTACACCGCTCATCTATCGACATTAAATCGCTTATTTGAACGCTAACAGTAACTATTCCGCAATCATTACAGGCTAACTCAAGCTGAGTTCCTGTATCATCAAATTCAGGATGTGAACCACAAAACGGGCATGGTTTTAATTCGTTTTCTCCTTCCACCGATTTTTTTGCATTTTCAATCTCTATAGCTATGTCAAAAATCTTTCTCACCCTTTCTGACTTTTCGCCTTTATCAAAACTTTCAAGCCATGCCTTATGCTTTGGCTCAACCATGAAACCGACATAGACCTTTTTTAGCTCTTTCGCTATCGGTGGTCTACCAGTACTTTCTTTTCTGGTTTTTAAAAAACCGTCATTGCCTTGAATTGTCATTTTGTACTCCTATTAAATTTTCTTAATTCTAACAATGCACCCGCGACCTCAGACCTGCTTCTTTCAACTTTTATTACCAAGCACCACTTGGGAATTTCAAAGCACTGCCGACTGTCAGTGACTAAAATTATTGCGTTAGGGAAGTCGTATCTTTTTGCCATGATG